CAAGTCTTGGCCATGGCCGCGACTTCCGGCGGAAGCATGGATGGAGCGACGTTCTCCTTGATCACGATCTTTCGCACATTGCCCATGGGATCGCGCTTGACCACATAACGGTCCAGCCGGATGACCCGCATAGGCCCCTCGTCGGGGAAATACAGCAGCACGTTTCCAGTGACGATTAGGTGCTTCAAGGCCTCAAACAAGGCCACACGGATGGCCTGCGCCTCAATCTCCTTCATTACCGTCCGTTCCATGTCGGATAAGGTGTTTTCGGCTTCGCTGCGGGCCCGGGGAGACATGGCCTCAAGGTTCTTGACAGCCTTCGGATCGATTACGAAGCGGAAGAACGGGGCATTGGGAGGCAGCAGGGACAGCAGAAGGGCCGAAGCCAGATTATTAACGCCCCGCGCACCTATCGATTGATACGGCTCGGGAAACTTGCGGGCACTGTGGTCGCCCTCATCTGGCATCAGGGTCGGCAGCGTCAGTCGGGAACAATCGCGGGCCCTTTCGAGGTAGGAGAACCGATGCTGCTCCAACTTGAGATACAGTGCCTTCCCTGTTTCAGACATTCTTATTCCCCCGTTCGGGCGATGACCAAGGCGCGTTTGCCCCGGCGCATGAAAGACCTGTTTCCTGCGGCTCGGGGGCCAGCCTGAGTAAGAGACTCACTGACGATGTTGGGGATTTCCGGGGCCTTTGGAAGAACCACTGGAGCCGGAGGTGGGGGCGGGGGTGCGGGTCGGCTAAAGCACATTTTCGTTTTGTTCCTCGAAGATGCGGATCAGGTATTTGACCACCGAACGCTGGCCAGACCTGTAGAAGATCGTGGCCGTATCGTCGCCCAGTTCTGCACATCGTTCTGGGAAATTCTGGTCAAGGAAAGCAATCAAGTCCTGCGGAACCCGTGGAACGGGGATCAGTGGGAAAGTTTCCTTAGATAGGTTGGCATTAGACATTGTTCTTCTGGCTCTGGGTGTAGGCGTAGAGAATCACCGAGTAATTGATGATGTCCAGCACGGTATCCCGCAGGGCCTCGTCCTTGACCTTGAACTCCCCGGTGGTGATAAAGGTCGAGAGTCGCGACATCTTGTCCGTCAGCCGAACCATGATCCCCGCCTCGGTCTTGCAGATGCCCATGGCCTCGCACCGGGTGAAGTTCAGGAACGGGTGGGTGTCATCCTTGCCTCCCGAGTAATCGTGGTTCTTGCGCTCGGACAGGCCCCGGGCCTCGTCGGTCAGTTCCTTGTGGATGGCAAGCAGACGGGTGCGGTTCATGGCTTCCATAGTGCGATCTCCTTGGTGGTCCAGTTGTATTCGCCGTGGCGCAGGATGCGGGCACAGCGGGCTTGCGTCAAAGCGTACTCTTCGTTGAATCCGGCGTTTCCATAGGCCTCCTTGACCTCGTCCCAAGTGCCCTTCTTCAGGATCTTGGCGGCGGTCACGGGACCCACTCCTTCCAGCCCGGGGTACCCATCGGTCTTGTCCCCGGTCAGGGTCTGCATCAGCCAGTTCCGGTCGGCCTCCTCGCGAGTGATCATGGCCGGAACCTCGTCCTTGTCGGGATTCCAGACCCAGCCGGGGATGCACTTCAGGTCCTTGTCCGAGGAGACGATCACGGAAGATCCGTAGGTGCCCTCGGTGTGCAGGATGCCGATGATGTCATCTCCCTCCAGTTCAGGCTCCTCCTTGACGATGCAGGAGGAAGCGAGGATCTCCTTGACCGCCTTGTATCCACAGGGCTTGCGGCAGGCCTTGCGATGGCTCTTGTATTCGGGATACACACGCTTGCGGAAGTTGCCCTTCCCGGTGAAACCAAGGACGCACACCTCCGCGCTGAACTTGGTGCGCCACCGTTCCAGCGTCTCCAGACACAGGGCAACGGCCTCCTGCGGATTGCTGAAGGCAACGTCAGTCTCGTCATCGAACCGTGCGACGTACTCGGTGGCCGCGCAGATCGAATACACAAGGATGTCGCCGTCGATCAGTAGGGTGTCGATCTTCATTCTTGAGCCTCCGCTTCGATGGCCCGATTCAACACCTCGATGAGCCCGTAGGAACCGTGCATTGTGGACTTGGCGCAAATGGTGTAGTTGTCCTCGTTCTTCTTCTTGCAGTTGTAGCCGATCAGGAGCATCTCATCGAAACGCTTCTTGAGTTCCTGAATCAGTTCGTCCGTTTCCATGTACTCAATGGGAGTAGACATGCTTGAGCCTCTTGAGTTCCTGAATGTACCGATGCCTGAGATCAGGGCGGCTACGGGCGGCCCCGATCAGGGCAACGATCTGTGGGTACTTGATGATCGAATACCGTGCGATGCAGGACAGGTAGGTCAGGGCCTTGCGTCCGTACAAGGTCCATACATAGACACCCTCACCCTTGAGCCGAACCCGTCCACCCCACCTGTCCTGCATCTGCGCCAGAACGCCGTAGTGCTTGTTGGTCACTTCGATGGCCGCGCACTTGTTCCATCGAACGCAGCCTTCACCGTCCATGAGTCCGGCTGCATAGGCGTTCAGTGTGTTTCTGCCCAGTTGGCCCCCACCCGGTACTCGCCGTCCAGTTGGCAACGGAAGTCGAACGCTCGTCCTGCCTCTTGAATGGCGCATACGGCAAGTTTACCAGCCCTCTCGGCGGATTCCGGCGAAGTGATGAACTGGTATTCGTCATGGACCGCAGCGACCTGTTCGATGTCGAGACGCTCTGCAAGGAACGAAGACCACATGTAGCAACAGGCGGCCTTCATCACCACGGCACCCGCTGACTGCAACAGAGTGTTCAGGGCTGCGTGTTCAGACCGTGGATACAGCGGACGGCCATCGAGCCCACGCAGGAATCCATTGGTGGTCATGGCCGTGGCAACGTCCTCCTTGAGCCGGAGGTATGCAGGCACCGCCGCCTCGAAGTTGGCACGGGCCCGCATTCCAGTCTTGCGGTCGCCGCCCAGCACAAGGCCCAACTTGTCGTTGCCCGCACCGTAGATCAGGGCATAGATCGCGCCCTTGGCTTGGTTGCGGGCGGCCTTGTGGGCCGGGTTGGACTTGTCCTGAGTCGAATCCTTGGTCAGGCCGAATGCCTGCGCGTTCTCCCAATGGATGTCCCCGAGCAGGACCTTCTTGGAGTAGTCGCCCTTGTCGTAGCGTCCGAGGTAGTGAGCAAGGCACCGCAGTTCCAGACCCGAGGCGTCCACACCCACAAGCACCTTTCCCTTCGGGGCAACGAACAGGCTGCGATACTCCTTGTCGGTGGGGATCTGGGCCATGTTGGGATTGCGGTGGGTGCAGCGTCCCGTGATTGCGCCGTTGGTGTTGACGCGCCCGTGGATGCGCCCATCTGCCGCCACCAACTTGAGCCACGCCTCGTCGCCATCCGCCAACTGACCCAGACGCTTCTGGATCGTGAGGTAGCGACTTAGGGTCTTGGCCTCGGGGTACGGCAGAGTGGACAGGACCGACTCATCGACACGCGGCTTGCCGTCAGGCGTGAGTTCAACGGGCTTCCATCCATGCCGCTCCATGAGCCGCTGCGAGATCTGTAGACGGCTGCCCGGGTTGAACACCTCGGTCTTGGGCTTCAACTTCTTGCCCGTCTTCTCCGATACCCGGGGCGTGACGATGGGCGGGAACTCCTGTTGCAGCCGCTGCTCGATCTCAAGGCTTTCCTTGAGGAGGTCGGCATGGAGTCGCTGGGCCGCCTGAACATCGAAGGGGAAGCCGTTGCGCTCCTGAAGCCGGATGTGCCCGCCGAACTCATGCTCGATCAACACGGCCATCGAGGCACCCTTGTAGGCGGGGTGCTTGGTCAGGTGGTCGTACAGGGCCATGGTGACCCGGACATCCTGAATGCAGTACTTCCGCAGTTCCTCGGAGTCCTCGGTGAAGGCCGGAGCATCCGCCTTGGCCATCCCGATGCGATATCCCCAAGCCTTGAGCGACTGGCTGCCGATCAGTTCCTTGGGGAAGTCCTTGGTCTGGAAGTCCCGCTCACGCTGGTCGGCATACAGCAGCCGGGCGACCACCAGCGTGTCGAAGATCTTCTTGGGAAAGAACTTCGGATAGAGCCGCTGAAGAGCCGGGATGTCGAACGACTGGATGTTGTGGCCCACGACCATATCGGCGTTCTGGAGGATCGTCAGGCCGTTCTCGACGGAGACGATCTGGGGATGGTCCCC